CGTCGGGTCGTTCGGTGGAAGGTTTCCTGGCGTCGTCACGACCATGATGTACCACGTATATTCCCGTAAGTTGTTGGCAACATCCTCGTAAGCGGAGGCTGAAGCGATCGGCGGAATAACAAGCGCGGACGGATAGCCGGTCCAGTCGCGTTCAAGCGGATTGAGCTTCGTCATGTCGTCCGCGATAACGGCATTCAACATGCCGTCATCCACAAGCGATTGAAGGTCGTTGATGATCGACTGCTTCATATTTTGCGCGAAGGTTTTAGCCATTTCCTTGTGCGGCGACTAGCGCGGTTATTTCGTCGAGCGCCTGGACGAACATCGAATCAACCTCTGGCTGGGCTGACGCGACTATCCGTTCCATGAATGGATTGGCTTTCGTGCCGGGGTGATGTACGAGCGTGCCGAAGAACTCACCCGTTTTTGCGTTCGCGAGCACGCGGGCGTTCACCGGCTTGATGATGTGCGGCGCGGTGCCGAACTCTACGAATGGCGCGTAGGCGGCTTTCGGATACCAGCGTGCCTGCAAGTTGCCGATGTCGAAGCCCCAGTTTTGGAGAAGATAGCCGGTACGGACCGGGACGGTGGCCGAGGTCGTGAACTTGGCAAGGATCGCCTGCGACGCCACGATCGCGCTCTGGATGATCGGCTGCGCGATCGATGGGAACTTCGCGAGCGCCTCCTGGAGCTTCGGCAGATTTGGGATGCTCACCTTGAATTGTGGGTTCATGTTAGACGGTGATGATTTGGCGTTTGTAGTTCTGGATAACGTCCTTGTCGTGCTGGTCGAGGTCGTTGCGCCACGAAACGGTCGCGCCTTGGATGTTCTCGCTTGCCTGCCCGGCGAGCGGGCGCCGCTTGAACAGACGGACGACGATGTTCTCGCACGTGTCCGTAAGGTCGCCGGGTACCTGGTGCGTGCCCGTACGGTTGCCCGCGTTCTGCCAGTCATAAGGAAATCCGGCCACATAGCTTGCGCGGAGCATGTTGTTGTACATGCCCGGCATCGCCCCGTATACCCGAAGAATGCCGGAATGGCCTTGTTCGACGAGCTCGAACTGGTCTGCGATAAAGTCGGTCCAGCTCGGGTTCGTGGGCGTACCCGCGCGCCACTGGAACTTGATGAGGCCGCTGATCTCGAACTGCGCCGACGTCTGGCTCACGATGGCGGGCTGGCTCATCGTGACGCTGTTGCTGGAAATTGAAACGACTGTCGTGCCCTGCGGGAAGAGGCCTTGAATGTTGTACAGGGTCATGCCGGCAGTGATGCCCACCACGGGCGCTACACTCGTGACAACCGCCGATCCCTGCGTGAGATTCCCGGTGCAAATGAGATACGCTACCGGGGCGTTGCGCAGGGGAAGGTAGATCTGGTGCTTGCCGCGCACGCTATAGACCTCATTCGTGTACGTCTTCTGGAGGAAGTGGCCATCGTTCGGATACATCTCCATCCCGGACTTGCCGCACTCCCGCTCGATGTAGTCCGTCACGCCGTTCAGCATGCGCGTGAGAACCGCATCGTGGTCGTTCGCCGTGAGCTGGAGGCGATCCTTAATCCGCGCCAACGTGGAGAGCGCATAAGGGACTACTTGTTCTTGCGTGGTTGGCATGGATCATGTCGAGGATCAAAGCCCTCGTGTCGTGCCCCTTACCTCACCGGAAGGGGCACGGAGCGAAGGTTCGAATACGGACTATGTATTCGAAGTGTTCGTATCAACCGGCAATTGCTGGTTGTTGCCCATCACGATCGCCGCGAAGAACGCGGCTGCCGGAGAGCTGCCGCCCGTAATGGTCGGCGTGGCTACCGCCCGAAGATACCGCTGCCGATTAAGGTTGAGGCCTTCGATGCGGGCCACGTTCTCCGCCGCTGCCGCGTGGACATCGAGGGTGAAGCCGATCGCCACGCCCGTGTTGTCGAGGGCGTCCGTCCAGTTCGTGCTGCCGTCAGCACTCTCTTGAACCTTGAACGCGATCGAGAACGCGGAGGGCGAGCCCGAAGCCGCTGCGGAGCGGGCATAAAGCGCCGCATTGTCGCCACCGAGGGTGTCAACCTTGTTGCCGTTGACCGGCGTGGCGTTCGTGCTGTCGCTCTGGGGATCAATGGAGCATCCCCCGAGGATCTTCACGTCATCATATGGATTGAAACGCATTGCAGTTTATATGTTGGCCCCTGCTTTCCTTCGACTTTAATCGGAAAGGACGAATCTGACGATTCGGCGGGCGGTTTGGTGTCCATCTCCGGCTCCCGGCTAGGAAAGCCCCGAAAGCCGGAGGGACTAAGGTTACTAAGCGTGGGTCGAGATGACCGTAAACGCTTTCGGAAGGACGACCACGAGAGCGTGGCGGTGGCGGTAGACGATGCCCGTCTGGTTCGCGAGTGCAACTTCCTTGCCGCCGAAGCTGCCGGAAGTGAACTGCGCGACGCGCATATCGCCCTTGTCGCCGAAGGCCAATGCCTTGAGGTTGCCGAAGATCATGAACGCGGTGTTCGCCTGAGAACCGACGGAGGTCGACGGGAGCCATCGGTTCGTGTAAACCGGATAGCCCGCCATTTCGCCTGCGGCTTTGATCGGGCCGCCGCCTGGCTCATCCCGGAGTTCGCTGCCTGCTCCGCTAAGGAACAGGAACGGCAAACCGGATGTTGAAGCCAAAGCGGAGCGGATCGAAGCCCAAACCGTGCGGTGCATGTACCATGCGGCGCCGTCCAAGATCGATTCCTCCAACGTTCCAACGACCGCCGCTGCGTCCGTTACCGGGTTGAATGAAGCGTACGTCGTGCCTGAAGGCAACGTGTACGTGTTCGTACCGGAAACATTCAAGATGCCGACGAACGGTCCAGGGGCGGTCGTTACCGTGCCGCCGATGAAGCCCTGCTGGTCGATCATGTTGGCGAGTGCTTCGCCAGCCATGGTCAAGAGCCAGTCGCCGAGGTTCACCGAAGCGTCCTGCATCAGGTCGTTGCCGACCGTGAAGGCGAGCTGCCAGAGCTTCGCGATGAGGACGGCCTGCCCGAAGGTCAAGCCGGTCACCGTGCCGGGCAAATCCACGCCCACGTAGGAGCCGGTCAAAAACGCGCCCGTGTAGTTCGGAATACCGAGTTCATCGGTCTTCATCGGCCACTTCTGGGCTTGCTTCATGATCGTTCCCACGGATGCCGCGATGCGCAAGATCGCCGCCGCGTACTCGGGCTGAACCAAGTAGCCGCCGCGGTTGTCCTGCTGGGAGATCAATGTCTCGTTCGCTTTCACGACCAAAGCATTTTCCACGTCGCCACGGAAGACGGCCTGTACCTGCTTCGCAAAAGCCTTCTTCTGCTCGTCATTCAAGCCGGTGATGTCGCGTCCGCGAACGGAGCGCTCCACCATCATCCGCTCGACCATCTGGCGGGACGTTGTCGCGGAAACCTCAGAGGTCTTCGCGATCATCTGCTCCATCTGTTCGTTGAACGCCTTTGTGTTGGCGCTCGTCACCTCGTCCACAATGGACTTGGTGAGTTTTTCAATATCTAACATTTGAAAAATGGGATTGTAGGTCTATCTGCGGGAGGGGAACTTCGCTTTCAAGTCTTCCTTGATTTGGCGGAGTCCGTCTTCCGACGCAGATTTGACCTGCCTCAAGAGCCGTTGGGTGAACAAGTACGTGTCCAAGTCAGACATGGGCGCGTCCTTGTTGATTGCCGCTCCAGAGGAACTCGACCTTGCATTCGGGGTCCGGGATTTCTCCTCGGTTTCCTTCCCCTCGTCGGCCGGTGGGGAACTCATAAGTTCCTTGAGGGCCGCGATTGCTTTGGTGGTGAACTGCTCGTGATCCGCCGTATGCTCGGCGTGATATTCCTCGATGGCTTTCGTGATGGCTTCGATCTTTGCCTTGTTCTTGGCGGAGATTGCGCGGCCGGCTTTACCGATCAGGGGACGGATCGTGCTGTCGGGATAGGCTTTTGTCTCGGTGTCTTTCATGAGCGCTACGGCTTCGTCGAGGAGCGCGTCATAGTCGTTCACACTCGCCTTCTCGTCGAGATACGCCGAAATGAACGCGGAGAAAACCGAATATGCCTTATCGATGCGCTTGTACTTGGCCTGCATTTGCTCGTCTTCCTGCATCTCTTCGGCAACGGCGCCCTTGGACTTCTTCTCACCCTTGCCGTCGTCCTGCGCTTCGCCGAACTCCTTTGCACAGAGATCCATGTGCGCCTTCTCGTGGCGGGCAAGCTCGGCTTCGGATTTGGCGCGGAACTCGTCAATAGCCTTCTGCTGATTCTCCGTCCCGCTTTCGAGATCGGATTTGAACTCCTCGATGGCCTTGCCGAAGCACTTGGCGTGCTCGACGTTCTCGCCCTCGATGGACTTCTTAAACTCGTCGATGGACTTCTTCTGTTCCGGGTCCATCGCATAGGCGTCGTCCACGGCCTTCATGCACTTTTCATCGTGCGCCTGGTGCTCGCCTTCAAGCTTCTGCTCGAACTCGTCGATAGACTTCAGGTCCATCTCGTCGATGGACTTCGTAACCGTTTCGCGATGCCGTTGGTGCTCCGCTCCGAGTGCTTTGGTGATTTCGTCGTTCATGGTGTTTTCGTTTGATTTAGATTTACCTTCTTCGGGAGGGACACAGAGCATCGTGCCGGGATTCTTGGGATCTGTCGCGAGCACTCCTGGCGTCCCGTCGTCGAGCTCGCAGTGGTCGCCCAGTTGGGGAGTTTTGGTAACAGGCGGCGGAGATTCAGTCTTATAGAAAAAGCCCTTGGTGATAAGCTCGCGGGTCGAGAGGCCGATGCTCCGCACCTGGCGCAAGGACAACGCGTAGCGTCCGGCCGGCACGGGACAGAAACTCACTTCGAGCAGCTCCCGCGTGCCGTCGTCATTTTGTATATAGCCGGGGGATACGGCGCGGA